TAATAAGCTAGGTGCTTTAATAAATACCTACAACTATTACTTGCAAATGATACGTGACGTAACCGGGTTAAACGAAGCAAGAGACGGCAGTATGCCTGATAGCAAAGCTTTAGTGGGTATACAAAAAATAGCAGCAGCTAATAGCAACACGGCAACAAGACATATAATGCAAGCTGGGTTATATATAACAGCTCATTTAGCTGAATGCTTATCATTAAGAGTATCCGATATAATAGAATATTCTCCAGCTAGAGAAGCGTTTATACAAAAAATAGGGGCTCACAATGTAGCTACCCTTTCGGAAATGAGCAATTTGCATCTATACGATTTTGGTATATTTTTAACACTTATGCCAGATGAAGAAGAAAAACAAATGCTTGAGAATAATATACAAACCGCGTTATCAGCGGGGTTGATTGATTTAGACGATGCAATCGATATTAGAGAAGTGCAAAATTTAAAACTAGCAAATCAGCTTCTTAAAATAAAACGTAAGAAAAAGCAAGAGCGTGACCAAGCGATGCAACAACAAAATATACAAGCACAGGCACAAGCAAACGCTCAAGCACAACAAGTTGCTGCGCAAGCTGAGGTTCAAAAGAATCAAGCTTTAACTGCTCAGAAAGCAGAACTAGAACAACTTAAAGGTCAATTAGACATACAAAAGCTACAAGCTGAGGTAACAGCCAAAAAAGAATTAATGGCGCAAGAGTTTGAGTATAACCTACAGCTAAAAGGTATGGAAACCGATATATTAAAACAAAGAGAATCTCAAAAAGAAGATCGAAAAGATGATCGTTCAAAAATGGAAGCTTCTCAACAAAGTGAATTAATTGAGCAAAGAAAAAACAATACACCACCAAAAAACTTCGAATCCGGCGGAAACGATATAATTGGCGGAGGGTTTGACTTAGGAACCTTCGAACCTAAGTAATAATAGTAATGTATAATTATATAATATTTTATCATGTCAGAAAACCAAGAAGAAGTTCTTGAGGTACAAGAAGATACCCAAGATCAAACAACAGCTGAAAAAGAAGTTGTTGAGGAAAAACCTACAGGCCCTGTAACGCAGGACGAAGAAGGTACAATAAAAGTTAACTTATCAGATTTAAATAAACCACAAGAAGATGCCGTTCAAGAGCAAAGCTCAGATGACAGCGATGCTGCTGTCGGACAACCCGAAGACGCGACAGACAGCGAAGAAGTGGTTGAAGAAATACAAGACGCCGAAGAAGAAGTAAGTGTACTTGAAGAAGTAACAGAAGAAGACGAACCTGCACCTACAGTTAAAGAAGCGAAAGAAATTGTTGAAGAAGCTGTAGCTGAGTCAAATGAAACCGGCATTGAGTTACCGGAAAATATTCAAAAAGTTGTAGACTTTATGAATGAAACAGGGGGTAGCCTTGATGATTACGTAAAATTAAATACTGATTATTCTAAATTAAATCAAGGGCAATTAATTCGTGAATTTTATGAAACGACAAAGCCTCATTTAGATAAAGAAGATATTGATATCCTTATGGAAGACTTTTCATATGACGAAGAGTTAGATGAACCCAAGGATATTAGAAAAGCTAAAATAGCCTTTAAAGAAGAAGCTGCTAAAGCTAAAAAGCATCTTGAAGGTTTAAAATCTAAGTATTACGAAAATATTAAAGCTGGATCTAATTTAACACAGGACCAGCAAAAAGCAGTTGAATTTTTCAATCGCTATAATAAAGAAAACGAAGAGGTTACTAAAGTAGCTGAATCGCAAAAGAAAATATTTTTAACTGAAACCGAAAACGTTTTTAATCAGAATTTCAAAGGTTTTGACTATTCTGTAGGAGACAAGAAGTATAGGTTTAAAATTAAAAATACTGAAGACGTAAAGACAACCCAAAGCGACATTAATAATTTCGTCAAAAAGTTTTTGAACGATAAAAATGAAATGTCAGACGCTAAGGGTTATCATAAGTCGCTATTTACAGCTATGAATGCTGATGCAATCGCAAACCACTTTTACGAGCAAGGCAAAGCCGATGCAGTAAAGGATAGCATGTCGAGAACTAAGAATGTTGATATGGACCCGAGACGGGGACACGAAAAAGTAACAACACAAAATGGTTGGACGATACGCGCGGTTAATAATGATGCAGTAAGCACGAGTAGTTTTAAAGTTAAAAAACGAAAATAATTAACCATTAAAAAATTAATAAAATGGCTGGATCTTTTACTGGGAGCCCAACGGCTCTCGCACATTTAACCCCACGACCTATTAAGGGATTGTTTGGAGACAACTACCTTTCTGTCGCGGACTTAGACTTCACGCAACAATTTTTGCCTGAGGTATATGAGAAGGAAGTAGAACGATATGGAAATCGTACTATTGCTGGATTTTTACGTATGGTAGGCGCTGAAATGCCTATGGCTTCTGACGTAATTACTTGGTCAGAACAAGGACGTTTACACATTGCTTATGATGACGTTGAAGTAGCTTCTACTACAACTTTAACATTCCCTGCTGGTCACTTGATTGGAAAAGGAATGACACTTGTTGTATCTAAAGGCTTCATTACTCAAAAAGCATATGTACAAGACGTAGTTGGACAAACTGTAACTGTTGACACTTACGGCGAGGTTGCTGGTCTTACAATGACTGGTGCTGACGTTAAGGTGTTTGTTTATGGTTCTGAGTACGCTAAAGGAACTGAAAATGCTGGTAACTCAATTGACGCTTCTTTCACAACCTTCAACAACAAACCAATTATTCTTAGAGATAAGTATAATGTAAATGGTTCTGATGTTGCTCAAATTGGTTGGGTAGAAGTAACTACTGAGGCTGGAACTTCTGGTTACCTTTGGTACTTAAAGTCTGAGCACGAAGCTCGTATCCGTTTCGAAGATCAACTTGAAATGGCTATGGTCGAAGCTGAAAAATCTTTAAACATCGATGGCACAGTAAGAAACATTACCGCTGCTGCTGGTTTTGGAGGTGGTACTAACGTAACAGGATCTGAAGGTCTATTTGCTGCTCTTGAAGATAGAGGATTAGTTTATACTGATGCTGACTTCAACGCTGCTGGTGGCGCAGGTCTTGCGGACTTTGATACTATTTTAGCTGAGCTAGATAAGCAAGGATCAATCGAAGAAAACATGCTTTTCTTAGATCGTGGTACTTCACTAGCGATTGACAATATGTTGGCTGCTCAAAATTCTTACGGAGCTGGCGGTACATCTTACGGTGTATTCGACAATTCAGAAGACATGGCGCTAAACCTTGGATTCTCAGGATTCCGAAGAGGTTCTTACGATTTCTACAAAACTGACTGGAAATATCTAAACGATTCTACAACTCGTGGATTAGTTGCAGATGTTGAAGGTGTACTAGTTCCTGCTGGAACTTCTACAGTTTACGATCAGCAACTCGGAAAGAACATCTCTCGACCATTCCTACACATCCGCTACAGAGCTTCTGAAGCTGATGACCGTAGAATGAAGTCTTGGGTGACTGGATCAGTAGGAGGTAACTATACTTCTGACGCTGACGAAATGAACGTACACTTCTTATCTGAAAGAGCGTTGTGTGTTCAAGCTGCCAACAACTTCGTATTGTTGAAAGCAACAAGTTAGAAAACCTGTAGTAATTACCCTCGTTGAACTGACGGGGGTAGTTATTACTATTATTAACATTTTTATTATATTATATCATGTCAAAAAAGAAAGAAGCCGAGGTTGTAATTCAATCTTGGGAAGTTAAAGATAGATTATATACGCTTAAAAATAATAAGCGTCCATTAGTATTCACAATACCATCCAAACACAGCGCAAGAAAACCATTACTTTGGTTTGATGCTGATAAAGGATATCAACGTGAATTAAAATACGCTACAAACCAACCCACTCCGTTTGTTGATGAACAAAAAGGAACGGCAACGTTAGGGCGTATTGTTTTCAGAAATGGGGCATTAAATGTTCCAAAAGAAAATCAAGTTTTACAAAAGCTATTATCATTGTACCACCCCATGAAAGACGAAGTGTGGGAAGAGTATAAGCCTCAACAGCAAGCAGCAAGTCAACTAGATTGGATTGAAGCAGAAATTGCAGCGCTTAACTTAGCTAAGACACTAGACGTTGAACAAATGGAAGCTATATTAAGAGTACAGTTTGGTACATCAGTTAATCAGTTATCAAGCAGCGAATTAAAAAGAGATGGATTAATATTTGCAAAAAGAAATCCATTGCTATTTGTTGAGTTAGCTAATGATGATAACGTACAATTAAGAAACTTTGGTATTAAATCTGTAGAAGCAGGTTTGATTAAACTATCAGCTGATCAAAGAACATTTACATATGGAGACGGCGATAGAAAGCTTATGACTGTTCCTTTTGATGAAAATCCATACTCTGCATTAGCAGCGTGGTTTAAAACAGACGAAGGCGTAGAAGTCTATAAGACAATTCAAAAAAGACTTAAATAGTCACTCATAGTGGTCAGGCCATCTTATGGGTGGCCTAATTACTATAAATAAAAAAATATGAGCGTAAGTATAGATACTGTTTATCAAAGAGTATTAGGCATACTCAATAAAGAACAACGAGGGTATGTTACGCCTCAGGAGTTTAACCTGTTTGCAAATCAAGCACAATTAGATTTATTTGAACAATATTTTTACGATATAAATCAGTTTGGCAGAACGCCAGGGAATGACACAGAGTATTCCGACATGCTCGATATATTAAATAAAAAAATAGCTATATTCGAAACGCAAGATAGCTTAACATACGACGAAACAAATAGCTACTTTCCGTTTCCTACGGATATGTACAGACTTGGCACTGTTATATTTACTAATACAACAACTAGGGATCTTTACCCGTCGCCAACTCAGGAAGCAAACTTTCCGGAAAACAACCCTACTATATACAGACAAACTCTTAATGAAGACATTGAAGCGGAGCGTATAAATGGTAATGAATTTTTATATATTAATTCCTCTCCATTAACTAAGCCTAAAAATATTCGACCTATATATGTTTCTAAAAACAATACTATTAATGTATACGGCGATACCGAATTAACTTCTGCTGTAAAGTGTAATTATATACGTAAGCCAGCTAAGGTAGAATGGAGATATCAAATGGTGTACGGTGAAGCGCTGTATGACGCAACATACTCACAAGACTTTGAGCTGGATCCGTCAGAAGAGACTGAGCTTGTAATAAAAGTATTAGAGATGGCTGGGTTAGTTGTTAAAGATATTCAAATGTATCAAATAGCAGCAGGTGAAGAAATTAAGAATACACAACAAGAAAAAGCATAATAGATGGGTTTACTATATCAAAATAATGAGCAGTACTATTTAGGGCCAGATGGCATATGGAATAGTTACGATGAGAATTACGGTGATTACCAGGCTGTTTCTTTAAAAGACATTATAAATAACTTTATAATATCTTATGTTGGCGAAGGTAAACTAGTTAGTAAAATTAAAAGAACTGATGTAGCTTTCCACGCACAACGCGGATTAGCTGAAATGAGTTTTGATATATTACCATCTTCTAAATGGATTGAAGTAGAGGTTGGACCCACATTATATGTGCCGTTACCTCAAGACTTTGTTGGCTATGTAAAAGTTGCAATGACAGATGAATCTGGTATAGAAAGAATATTATACCCCGCAAGAAAAACAGGCGATCCTTTGCCTTATGTTCAAGATAACGAATATGAGTATATATTTGACGAGCAGACTCGTGAAATAGTAACAGCAACACCATCAGAAACTTTTAAAAGATTTAGAAGATCAGAAGGACAGGGCAGTACACCTGACACAGATTTTCAAAATATAAACAATGCCGACCTTATGCGCGGAACATCTGCGGGCCGCAGATACGGTTTAGATCCAGAATATTCGCAAAGTAACGGGGTATTCTTTATAGACCCTATAAGAGGTGTTATGCACTTTAGTTCAAATTGTGTAAGTCAAATAGTTTCAATAAAATATATATCAGATGGGTTAGCCACTGACGAAGAAAGCAAAATACATAAGTTTGCAGAAGAAGCTTTATATAAATATATAGCCTACGCTATAGTTTCAACGCGCCCTGCAATACCAGAGTATATTGTACAAAGATATAAAAAAGAGGCAAGAGCATCAAAGCGTAATGCTAAATTAAGGTTATCAAATATTAAGCTAGAAGAACTAACGCAGGTTATGCGAGGTAAGTCTAAGCAAATAAAACACTAGAATATGCCAGAATTGATTCATACGTTTCTCAAGGGTAAAATGAATAAAGACCTTGATGAGCGTTTAGTTCCAAATGGCGAGTATAGGGATGCGTTAAACCTAGAGGTAGCTACATCCGAAGGCTCAGACGTCGGTGCATTACAGACATTAGTTGGTAATGTTCAGATGGTCAATCGTACTTTAAACGATATAACTACGCTGCATACCACATGGGCAGCCTCTGGACTGGCTTATATACCTGCTGACGCTAAATGTATAGGTACCGTAAAAGATGCAACCACAGAAAAGATATATTGGTTTATTACATCACAGAGCGTAGATGCTATTGTTGAATATGACCAAATAAGAGATGTTGTATTCCCTATTTTAGTTGATAAAAACGGTATACTTGGGTTTAATGAAAACTTTTTAATTACGGGTGTAAACATACTCGAAGGGTTTTTATTTTTTACAGATAACCAAACTGAGCCTAAAAAAATTGAAATAAAGAAATTTAAAGAGGGTTCATCTGATTTTGCTACACACACACAAATATTCGGCAGAAACTTCATAGAAGCTGATATTACTGTTATAAAAAAATCACCTCTTTTACGACCAACTATATATAAAAAGAATACTGTTAGGGATGGTGAGATAGAAACAACTACTACATTTGAGTTTAACACACTGTCTACCGACCCAGAAGATGATCCTGATGAAACGATCTCTATGGACTTCGGTACTGTTATAACTTTAAACTGGACAAACGCAGTAGACTATATAGCAGGTGACTTTTTATTATTAACAATACAAGATCCCGACGATAATTTCTTAAGAGAATTCCAAGCTAGAGTAAAAGTTACACAAGTTGTTTCAGAAGCGCAGGCTATATGTGAATTACAAAGCGTAGGTGAGGATCTACCCGCGGGGCCACAAGGGTTTGATGTGGAACTGGAACAAGACGATCCATTATTTGAGTTTAAATTTCCTCGCTTCGCATATCGTTATAAGTACGATGATAACCAATTTTCCACATTTTCTCCTTTTACAGAGATAGCATTTATACCAGGTGATGAGTTTGAGTATACAGGTGTTGATGGTTATAACTTGGCTATGACTAATAACATACGAGTCTTAGAAGTAAGGGATTTTATTACGCCTAACATTCCTGATGATGTAATAGCTATAGATATACTTTACAAAGAATCAAACAGTACCAATGTGTATCGTGTTGACACTATAGAAAAAACTGCGCCAAATTTACCTGGCCAATCATATAATCAATGGAATGATACAAGCTATCAAGAAGGCGGGGCAACAGGTTATAGCGGTAGAATTAAAATAGAGACAGAGCTTATATCTTCTTTATTGCCGTCTAACCAATTACTAAGACCTTATGATAACGTTCCTAAAAAAGCGTTGGCTCAAGAAATTACTGGAAATAGAATTATATACGGTAACTACACACAAAACTTTGACATGGTTGACTTCGCTGACAGTGAGGTTATACCAAACTTTGAGTTTAGTATTGTGCATGATCCTACAAAAAATGAAGATATCATTGAAGACCCAGATAACCCAGGGCAATTTATAAATATATCATCAGATCCCGACGGCTCTACGCCGGTGCCATCTTTAAAGTCTATGCGCACATATCAAATGGGTGTGGTATATTTAGACCAATACGGTAGGCAAACGCCGGTATTTACAAATGATAGCGGTGGTAGATCATTAGCGAAAGAATTTGCAGACCTATACAATACTATAGAGATAGGTATGCTTTCAAACCCGCCAAAGTGGGCAACACATTACAAGTTTTATGTAAAAGAAACATCTAACGAGTATTATAACTTAGCATTAGATAGATTTTATCTGCCAGAAGATGGTAGTGTATGGTTGTCTTTTCCGTCTGCCGACAGGAATAAAGTCGACGAAGAAACGTTTTTGGAGCTTAAAAAAGAGCATGACAACAATTCGTTTATTGAAGAAACCGCTAGATATAAGATATTAGCTATATCAAACGAAGCGCCAGATGCTGTTAAAATAAGAAGACACCAAGCTGGTAGGCAAACTACAGAGTTTACGGGATCGGGATACCCTCAAGTTAACAAAGGGTTTTTTGAAATACCCGAAGATGATTTTGACGGTAAAGAAGACGGTACGGGATCCGGTGGTGGATTAGCTGATTTAAACAAAGAGAACAATCTTTCTTGTAGAATACTTTCTGGTTCAAATATATCTGATTATTTTGAAATAGAATGGATAAAAAAACAAGGTAATATATATAGAATTCAACTTAGATTCCCTACTGATGAAAGCTTAGACTTTATACCAGAAGGACAAACAGGTATACCCTTAGACATAGCAATATATCAATCTAGATCTGAAAATAAACCTGAATATCAAGGTAGATTTTTTGTAAAAATATACAAAGACAACGCTTTAGAACAACGTATAATTAAAAAAGCTGAAGACGCGCAGTTAACTATAGAATACCAAAAAGAAGTAGCCTATATACAAAAAGGCGGTAAGAGTAGTTTCTGGAGAGATACAGCCCCGGATAATAGTAAAGGATGGTTTTGGGATAAATCATCTCCATTAGATGTAAGAAGAAGAGCGTCTCCTGATGTTAAATATCAGCGTGGTAATCAAGACGATCGACCATATCAAGGATTAGGTATAGATGTAGGATCTAGAAATTTAACCATATCATTTCACGGATTTGGTAATCCCTGGAAACAATCTAAAGCTTTCTACAATAGAAAAGGTATTTGGTGGAATTGGCCAACTAATCAACCAAGCGCTGGCCATCATATAGGTTTTGCTAAAGCGTTAGACACAGCAGGTAGTATATTTAGAATTACAGACGATCCAGATAAAGAGCTTGATTCTCATACTTACAATATAACAATGAGCTATCGCTCGGCGTACTGTGTTGCTAGTAGAAGAACTGGTAGACATGGTTCTGGTAAATATGGTAGCCGACGAGTTGTAAGATGGAATATAAAAATAGATAAGCCTATAGCTACGTCTGTAGGTTTACCACCTATTAATACTGGACAGGCAAACCCGACAAGAACAGGTGTAGAATTTTTAAGACTATATGCGGTAGATGCGGATACATACACATCTAATAATCCTGCTATATTTGAAACTTACCCAAAGGAAGCTGTTGATTTAGACTTATATTATTCAGCTAGCGATATATATGAAATACAAAATGCCGGTAGCACTATGGCTGCTCACCAACCATTACAAAAACTAGATTGGTTTAATTGCTATTCTTTTGGGCAAGGCGTAGAATCTGATCGTATACGTGATGATTTCAATGCAACCCGTATAGACAAGGGTCCTGTTGTTTCAACTGTTTTAGACGAGGCGTATGGCGAAGAAACAAAAGCCACAGGTTTAATATTCTCACAAATATTTAATTCTACTTCTGGTATTAATAGGTTAAACCAGTTTATAGCTGCAGAACCAATAACTAAAGATTTAAACCCGTATTATACAAGTGTTCAAAAGCTGCACTCAAGAGATACTGACTTAATTGCTTTCTGTGAAGATAAAGTTCTTAAGGTATTAGCAAATAAAGATGCGCTATTTAATGCTGATGGTAACACAAACATTGTAGGTAATACAGCCGTGTTGGGGCAATCAATACCTTTCCTTGGTGAATATGGTATATCTAAAAACCCAGAGAGCTTTGCTACTTATGGTTTTAGAGCATACTTTACTGATAAAAACAGAGGTGTTATTTTAAGATTATCACGAAATGGGTTAGAAGAAATTTCATCCGCTAATATGCGTGATTTCTTTGCTGATAACTTACACTCATCAAGCGTGTTATTAGGCTCATACGACGACGATAAGGACGTTTATAACCTTACGCTTAATAATCTTACAGATGAATGGAAAGATAAGCTTAAACTTAATTATTTTAACCCGTCATTAACTCAAACTGGAACTACTGTTTCCTTTAAAGAAGACGTTAAAGGCTGGACTTCTCGTAAAGATTTTATACCTGAAGGTGCTATATCCTTAAATAACAAATATTACAGTATTAAAAATGGTAAGATTTGGGAGCACGGGGCAACAAGCGCTACAAGAAATAATTTTTATGGTGTTCAATATGACAGCTCGATTAGATTTCTAATAAATGACCAGCCAAATATTGTTAAAAAATATAAAACATTAAATTATTCAGGCACAGAGTCTAGGGAATATAGATACCAGGTAGAAGGAAAACCAGAAGAGCAAACATTTAATTTAGCTGAATTACAAGCTAATCCGAATTATAATCCAACAAACGAGGTGTTTACGCCTGGTTGGTATACAAGTTTAATACAAACAAATCTTCAAGAAGGTAGCGTTAAAGAGTTTTTGGATAAAGAAGGCAAATACTTTAATTACATAAAAGGTATTGGCACGCAATTTAGTACTAATTTAGATAACAATTTAGATGCCGCAGAGTTTTCAATGCAAGGTATTGGACGTGCGGAAATATCAGGGGATACTCAAAGTTCATTTGTTTTACATGTGGAAGTTGACCCGTCTTGTTTTGTGGCAAGAGTTGCGCCTTATGTTATGAATGGAAGTTTAACCTCTATAGAAGATTGTACTACTTGTCCGACAATTGACCTTGCTAATTTAACTACAGACAATAATATACCAGCAGGGGTTATTACATATGATATTACATCGGATAACACAAATAATGGGGCATTAACTATAAATGGCAGCATTGTTACTTTTACTCCAAACGCAAACTTTAACGGTGACGCTGGGGCATTTAACTTTACGGCAACTGATACCTTTAATGGATCACAACTTGTAAGCAATGTTGGTACAGTTACAATTGCGGTTGATCCAGTCGCGGATATTCCTTACTTTACAACAACTCCACCAACTACAGCGTATGCTATAGGTGATACGTATATTTATAATGTCGGAGTAGCTGACGCAGATCATACTGGAGCGGAGTTAACTATAACTTCAAGTAATATACCAAGCTGGTTGACACTTACTGATAACGGAGACGGGACCGCCGTTGTAACAGGCACAGTCCCAGATGCCCAACCATACTCTTTTGATTTGGTTGTAAGCGATCCGGATAATCCGCCTAATACAGCTACACAAAATGTAACCGTAGAAGGTTTAGCTAATTTACTAACTAACTTAGACATAATAGGTAGGTATGTTTCTACTAACGAACCACAAGGGGTATGGGTTGACCCTAGCACTGGGGTACAAACAACGGTATGCGCATCTCCAGCTTCAGGTGGTCATAGTTGCAGCAGGGGTACATTTAATATATTTGCAGCAGCGGATTCTGGTAACGCTGTAGAAATTGGTAGAGTTCATATTTCTAACACAGGCGGCGGTGGCTCAAACTATGTTGATAGTGATGGCAACCCAACACCCGATTTAGGTGCGCCAAGTGGAAATGAAAAATACTATACGCCACAAGGGCAGGTTAGAAGCACGAGCGATAGATATAGTGCTTTCAAAATAAGTGAAGCGGATGCCCAGACATTAGCGCAAAACTCAAGCAATGGTCAGATTACGTTTTTTATGGAATGTGGTACATTTAATACTGGTACTACAACCGCTAATTGCCACAGCACCGCTCTTTGGTTTAATGTATTTGACGGCAACGCACAACAAATACTTTGTACGGCATTTACAACCGGAACTTTAATAACAATTGACATATATACAGGTCAACCCGTAAATCCAATACCATAATGAGTAATATAGTAGCAATAGATAATTTTACGGTAACATCAGAAGAATTCATAATACCAGGCGGCGATTTGATAAGCAGTGTTGCTCCTCAAGCTGTATTAACAATAACACCTAATCAGGGTTACGAGATTGAGGCAAGTAATTTTACGGTTGTTTCGTCAAACCCAGAGGTAGATGTACCTAGCTCTTATTTTACACAAGACGGTGAAAACGTTATGCTGACAGTTGTTTTTGTATCGACAGCAACTATGCCTAGTAATAATCTTGATATAAAAGTATGTATGCGTGGAGCAGCTCAAGAGCTTGGTGTAACTATTGCAGGTACTGTATTTTATGATACAGCAAACGCTACGCCATTGCCCCAAAACTTACCTTATACAAATTCAGGGCCGGCGGAAAGTACGGAAGAAATATTATCACAGCTTATACAAGCCGATACGGGTTACTATTTTCAATCTACGCCAACCATATCTCTTAGAACTGGCGATCCAACTGACTACAACTTATATACAACAGGCTCTGTACTTGATTCGGATAACAGGTTAACCGCTATAAGAGTTAATGCAGACTACACATATCCTTTTGTAAATCATAGCGGCGATGAAATAGACGTATATGCACACGCAATAGAAATACCCGTTATTTTAGAATATGTAACTGGATATTCAATAAATACAACAGTTCCAGCCGCGCAGACGGTTAGAAATCTAGCTATAACAGGTGTTCAAGGGGCAGACTATTCTTTAACAATAGATAACGGCGCTACTTTTTCTAACGGCACAAATGCCATTACAGGTGTATTGCCTTCTGGCCAAGAGCTTGTACCTATAACATTCCCAACGGTAACATCAACCACAACACACAATTTAACATTTGTTGTTCCTGGGACGGATTTAAGTCCTGATTTTAGTCAGCCTAATCCAATAGTTTTCCAAAGAAGAGTTATTACTTCTATTCAATTAAGTGGAACAATAACCTCTGGTGATACTGATCTTTCAGTTACTAATCCTACACCATTGGCTTTAGACGCTAGTTATAGCTTTACACAAAGCGGCAGTCTGACCCATGATATTACTATTTCACCTTTAGCGGACTTCACTATAGCATGGACAGATACTAATTCTTTAGTTGATTCTGATTTTACAAAAACAGAAGCCGATGGTAATTTTACAATAACTCAAGGAGCAAAGCTACTAAATTTAGGAAGTTCTGATTTAACACTTAGGGTTGATATTACTTCGCCATTTACAGGCGTACAGAATATGAGTTACGCACTTACAAATGATATTGATACTTACATTACTAAAACGTACGTATGTGCTGCGCTTGATTTTGACAATTCACAGGGAACTGTAGACTCCGTATATGAATATGCTGATTGTGACACTGGCGCAATTACACAAGAAACAGTGCCCGCGGGAGGGGTTGTTACAGGGCAATGTGCTCGACTAATGCCACCAGCTTCATTAATATCAGGTGATGGAAATCCACCTGCCCTTAACCCAACGATAACATGCTCATAATATGGATCAAATAACATTAGCATTTAGCAGTCCCATACAAGTATCTGTACAAATTGGAGATATACTATATTACACGAACGATCCAATGGGTGTAACCGTTGTAAAAATAGGTGATGTTGTGTCAATAGACTACGGCACAAATACAATTGTATGTAACATAGCTTCACAAACAGTTAGACCAACGTCTACGTCGTTTATATTATTTACTAAAGATAATAAAGTTAATACAAGCGGCATATTAGGATATTTCGCGGAGGTTGAACTTAGAAACGATTCATTAAACAAATCAGAGTTGTTTTCTGTGGGCTCAGAGATATTTGAGAGCAGTAAATAACACGTAATAATAAATTATAAAACAATAAAATTATGATACCAGTAGCAGCAGCAATGGGCGCCGTAAAGGGCTTAACCGGAATAGCGGGTGGTATTATAGGTAGTGGAAAAAGAAAAAGAGAAGAAGCAGCGGCTCAAGAAGAGTACGATATGTTCAAAACTCAATACCAAGAACTTGACACATCTAACCTATACGCTAACTTAGAAAATACTATGGAAGACTTAACTGTCGACCAAAGAGCAGCGGAGTTCCAGTTGCAAGCGCAGCAACAGGGGCAAGCTAATATTATGGATCAGATGTCCGGAGCAGCTGGTGGGTCTGGTATAGCCGCGTTGGCGCAAGCGATGGCTAACCAACAAACGCAAGGAGCGGCACAAGCAGCGGCAAGTATAGGGCAGCAAGAAAGATCTAACCAAATGGCTAAGGCACAAATGGCGGGGCAATTACAATCTCAAGAAGCGCAAGGAGCTGAACAAGCAAGATCATTAGAATATAGTAAAACTAGCACACAACTTGGAATGGCACAACAAAGATTAGGTGCCGCTAAACAAGCAAGAGCAGCCGCTACTCAATCTATTATGGGCGGTGTTGGTGGTTTGCTCGGAGCTGGTGTAGAAGCTGGAGCGGCCGGAGCTTTTGGAGAAGGAGTCGCGGGAATCTTAGGCGGATAAATAAAATATTATGGCAAAAAAAGCACAAAGAAATTACGGCGCTGACTTAAGTTTAGTTAGAGGCGAGGGAGCAATGAGGCAGGCTGGCGGGTTTCAACCGCTTATGCAAGCTTTTGACGCACCTATGCAACGCCTACAACAAGCCGCTAAAGAAAGACAAGCGAGAGAGCAACAAAGAAATAATAAAGTAGAGAGTTATATTTCTGCTTTAAACTCTAATATTGATGTTACAGCGTTAACTGAAACTGATCAAAAAGCAGTTAATCAATATTTAATGGGCGTTAAAGACGAATATGCACAAGCAGCAAGCGCTATAGTAAACTTTAAACCCGGCACATCCGAGTATATGGAACAGCTCGATATTATGAATGGCGTTAAAAACAGCCTCGGTAATTTGAAGGGGCAGCTTGATGGCTATCAAGAGTCTAAAGGAAATTACATGGACTCCTTTAAAGATCAGTCTGCTGGTAATAATAGTTTACAGTCAGACAATGCAGCAAACATATTTACAGGTGAAACACCTTTTACAATAGGCACAGGTGGGAATTTGTTCTTTCAAGGGCAAGATGGTACTAATATGGCTTATAAAGATATTAAGATGCCGTTTAAAAAAGACTACAAAACAGCAATGCAATATAATGATTTGTTTACACCTATTTATAACTCTGGTACATACGATTCAACTAAACAAAAGGTTTTTGAAGATAGAATTAGAGCAATGATGTCTTCTAATCCAGACGGAATGAAGTCTATTATTGCTGATGAATTAAGTAGCTTTGGCGAATACCAAGATCTTATGCCATTGCTGGATGATCCAGCTAAGCTTGAAGAAGTTACAGAGGCGTTTGTCCAAAGATCTAGTGAGGCAGCGCGTAGTGCGGCGGCGGAAGGTAAAGCTAAAAAACAAACAACAGATGGCGGTTATCAACCTAGAATTGCAAGAGTTAAAGAAAATGCCTACAAAGGCCCAAATGGTACCGTATATAAGATAACCACATTATCTAATAATCAAAAAATAATTGAAGATGATTTTGGTAATGTTTATGAAGGTGATGTAAGCAAGTTAACCCCAGCAGGAGGCGGTGACGAAACTACTACAACTACCACCACTCCGCCTAAAGAGGAAATAAACATGCAACTTGTTCAGGGGATGATGGCCCAATGCAAAATTGATGAAACTACCGCAATAGCACGTGTTAAAAACAAACAATACGATTGTCCATAATAAAATTAAATAAATATGTTCAAAATAAAAATAGACGGCGTTGAGTATGAAATTAATGATTCTAACATCGGTGTTTTTCAAAACGCTTATGGCGATTTAGAACAATACAAAATAGAAGAAAATACTTTTCAACAAGACCCTGCAAGTGCGGAGACAAATGTAGGGTCGAAAAACAATACGGTCTCCAATTCGGAAAATGGTTTATTGGAATCAAATCAACCACCTGAAAGATATATTAATTATAAACGTAACGGTAAAGACGCTTCAATGTCTGAATCCGAATATAATAATTTCTATGCAGACTTAGAGGACAAAGGTAGATACCCTGCGGAATTTGATGTTTATGTTGCAAAAACTTTTCCAAATACTAAAATCCAAACGACAAACTTTGACGAGGGCGCGATGCTTGACGAGGTTGTTGTTAAAGCAGAGTTATCAGACGAAGTAAAACAAGCTAAAAAAGACAGCACAGAGCTTACTGCAGTTATTGAAGCTGAAACACCTGAAGCAAATTATGAAGAGATCGCAGGGGATTATTTTACTGGATTAAACGACGATGGTCAAATAACTGGTATGAATAGACCTCAATTTTTTCCTACATTAAGAAACTCCGACGGATCGCCCCAAATGTGGCAAGGTAAGGAAAGAAAAAGTGGATTTTCAGAATATAAAAATGATTATGATACTGATTTAAAAAACCATTTAGGCCCTGTAAAATACAAACAGTATATAACCGCCAAAGAATTAGCTGAAGCAAACGGTGAAAATCTTACAAAAGAAAACGTAAACCAGTATATTAGTTTAGAATTAATTCAAGATAACAAAAACGACAAGACTATAGACTCTGTTGTAGCTAGTAAAAGAAGTAAGGCTGCTGAAAATTACACAAGAGACATAGGCGGATTTTATGTTACTGATGAAGAACAAAAAAGACAGGATTTATTAGAGCAATTTACTGGAACTGATGAAGTTGTTACAAAGAAAAATACTGCTTTATTAAATGAAAAAGAAAGAGCGCTTAGAGATGCTAGAGATTTTGAAGCTAAATTCGGAAGGCCATTAGTTAGAACTGAAAAACTTCAGGGTAGAACATATACCCCATTTAACAGAGAGCTTACCCTTAATAAAGTACAAGAAGGAGAAGAAAAAAGAATAGCAAAAGAAGCGGGTGAGATTGAAAGTGCAGTAAAAATATTTGATACTCAAGCAACAGAGTTAAATAATGTACAGGATGAAATTAGAAACTACAATGTAGAACAAGATAATTTTAACAATCCTGAGGAGGTTGCTTTTAGAGATAGCTTATTTGATCGCCAAAAGGTATTAATGAACGAATTACAAGCTGATCAATTAATACTTCAAGCCCGAGCTGATAAACTTACCAATGATTTAAATGTGTATAGCACGACAAATGTGGCTGACGCCGCTTTAGTTAAGTCTTACCAAACATCGGATTTGCTAGCGAACACATGGGAAAGCGCTTTTTTAGGTTCAGCAGCCCAATTAGGGGGTGCTATAATTTCTCCTTTTGATGGTGGTATAACTTATGAAGCTGCAACTAATTATAATCAAAGACTGCAAAGTGAGGCTCAAAAATATTTACCACAAGCTTTAACAAGCGATGATGACTCAAGTGCAGCGCAGTATTTTGGGGACATGCTCATCAGGAACTCCCCTTCAATAGCTGTGGCTGCTGCAACAATGGGTGCAGGTGCGGGGCTAACCGGCGCTGCTAGGCTTGCCGCTATAAGACAAGCATCCAATGCTTCAATGGGTATATTCTTTACTATGGAAGCTGGTGGGCAGTTATCTAATTTAGAGATTCAGCAAAGAGAAGCGCCAAAAATGATCGCTGCTTTAAATAAACAAATAGAAGAAGCAAAAGCTAACGGTGCGCCCCTAAACGAAATAAATAAATTAGAGGCAGATAAAGAATATCAAGAAAACATATTAAGCTTAAACGCTTTTCAAAAAGGGTTTAACAGTACAATTTATGGTGGAACTGCCGCTTTAGCTGAAAGACTAGGAACTTTAGGTTTTGTTAAAAACTTTCAAAAATATTCAAGAGCCATAGGCGGTAACACGTTAAGAAAACAATTCGGTGAAACTTTAGGCACTAATATAAGTAAAGGCTTAGGTACCGTTACTGCTTTTGGGGCTATAGGTCCAGGTATAGAATTTATTGAAGAAGGTGCGACATTAATTGCGCAAAATTTAAGTGATAACTTAATTTTTCAACCGGAAAATCCTAAAAGTTTAATTGATGGTTTAGATGGCGAATTTTTTAGAAATACGTATGTAACATCTTTAGCTATTGGTGGAGCGGGTGCAAGCCAAAACGTTATGACTGCATTAAACAATGAAGTTAAAACTAGAAAGCAAGCTAGACAAGAAAATGAAATACGCGATAAATTAATAGATGTATCAAATAAGCTAAACACATTAGACGGCAGAACAAAGGAAGCTAGAAATTTAAAACAAGAAAGAGACAATCTAATAAGTGATGCTGCAGATTTAAATACAGCAATACCTTTAAATTTAAAAGGTCTTACTGGCAGTGAAATAAATAGAGTCTTTGAGAATGCTGCAAGCATTAGAAAATTAAAATACCAAGCTTCCCAATTAGATTTAGCTAGTTTTGATGCAAGAGATCGTAGAGAATTCGAGCGATTAAAAAATGCGTCTCAAGTTTTATATAATGAAAGCCAATCAATATTAGGTAGATCAGAAGCTGAAATAGAAAAGTTAGCAAAAAACACACCAAACCCACTTGTCACGGAGGTTAACTTTCGCAGGTTTAACATGTTTAAAGAAATCGCTAAAGAAACTAAAGGTGTTAATGTTATAGATATAAATAACGAGGAGCAGTTTAACGCTTACTTAAAAGAAAACAAACTTGATGGCAAAAAATATAGCTATACGGCTATGAACGAAGGTAATAACAGCGCAGCTCAGGTTAACAATGATATATTAATTTTTAATGAAATCGCCGCAAGAAATATGCAACAACCGGGTATTGACGGTGAGGTTGCTTCGGCTTCTCCTTTGCATGAGTTGGGCCACTGGCAAGTTAAACAGCAGGGTATAATAAAAGACAACAAAATTGTTAGCGCTTCTAACGATATGGTTAGTAGTATTATAAATGATGTTAGGTCTAGGTTTAATAAAGGAAGCATATCTAAAGAAGCTTTTGATAATTTTAATGCTAGAATTGCCCTATACAAAGATGTAGATGTTAAAGGAATAGACGCTGACGAGTTATTGCAATTAGTTTCAGACTTTACAGCAATAGGCGTTTTGCCTAAAAGTAGTTTTGGTAATATATATGGGGCAAAAACATTTGTAAACAGTATACTTAAAAAAGTAAATGGCGACTATTCTCATTTCTTTAAAATTAATTCACCGAGCGATGTGTATGCGTTTGTTGCTAACTGGCAAAATAGAGCATTAGTATACCAATTGCCTGAAGGGGAAGAAAAAGAGGGTGATAAAATTAAATCATCAAAGGCTGTAGAGAAGGTAAGACAAAGACTTGAATCAATACCATTAGAACAATTACCCTCACGCGCCAGTCAAAACATTATAGCTAATGAATTATTTGGCATGGTAGATGCACAAATACGTAATAGACTTAATTTAGATCCAAACGTAAGAGAAGAGCTACAAGCTGACGTAATTGCAAGGGTATATGAAGCACAAGAAAATACTAAATGGGACGGTAGGGGCAGCTTATATGGCTTTATAAACGGCCGTATCGCTAAGCGTATACTAGATGCTTTAAGAGCAAATCCAGATTATCTTGATGTTGTAACAAAACAAGAGCTTACTGGTTTAGAAAAAGCTTCTGAAGTTGTAGTCGATGATGTACAAACAGCAAAAAAAGAAAAGCCTAAATTTAGAAACTTATTACAAAGCAAAGTATTACCCGCTGACGCTTTAGAATCAGTACAGAAAAAATTGCTTAGTACAATAAGAGTGCTAAAATCAAAACTAGGCGCCGACATTTCTATAAACAAAACAGTTACTCCTTTGGTAGCTGAGATTAAAAAAGAAATGGGTAAGCAGGCTGATATTGAATTTAAGAAAAGGTTAGGCTCAAAGAAAGATGGCATACTAAGAAAAAATTATCTTAGATTTAAGAAACCTATATTAGAAAACATGACAACCACTTGGTTGATGGGCGCTATGCCATTTGCTGTTCAAAAACAAGTTAATGGTAAGTTTACATCTGACTGGCAGGGCAAAAAGATTGACAGAGAAACGGTTGATACAGATAAAGCGGGTAGAACATCAGGCGCTGATATAGTTAGAAGATTACCTAATATTGCAGATAAAGTTACTGACGAGCAATTTTTGTCTTACATGTTTAAAGACGGAGCTGTTATTCGTGGTCGTAAAGAATCTTTATCGAAGGCATTAGCCGAAGAGCTTGCGTTTGATTTATTTAATAGTGAATTACAAAAGCCAGACAGTGAATTAAGAAAAGCATTTGTAAATAATCAAGCAGCATTAGGCGCTGAACTTGCAGATAACTTTGTTCAAGAAGTACAAAAAGATACAGAACGAGGTAATATAAAATTTAGTAAAGGATTAGCTACATTAACACCTGCAGAAAATGAAACTTTTAGAGATGGATTGCCAAAACTAAAAGAACTTATAGTAGGCATGGACAATGATTTTGGTAAAACGCCAACTGCAATTAAAAAAGTTCTGCAAAACACATATGGCGATAAATTTACTAAAAAACAATATGACGGTATATCTAAGCAATTTTTTAACTTATTAAAACCGTTAAATAAATCATTCCCTAAAAAGTATGTTAATGTAAGTGAACAAGAACTAACAGATTATGTAGAGCAAGTTGCGCAAGATGTAGATGGCAATGCTTCTATACAATTATATACAGGTGCTAGCGATTCTATTAAAAATTTATGGAACACAGGCACGAACGTTTATATAGCCCAGGAGGCTATTGAAAATGCGTTAAGCGAGTTACCTATAGAGACTGTTGTGGCTTTCTTTAGCGGTACTTTTGCTAACTCTGGCAAAGTTGGAATGCGTAACTTTAAAGACGCTAATGAAAGTTTTAGAGCTGATTTTTACGGAGGTGAGGCTCAATGGCTTCCGGCTTTAAAAAGGATGTTCCCGCAGCTTGAAAGTATACAGAAAAACGGTGACATTGTTTTAAAAAACGGTAAAGTTATAAAGAAAAAGTTTACAGCAACAGGCAGCGTTACTAAAGGCATGCTTGAAGCAAACTTTAATACCGATAAAGATATTAAAAATGCAACAGCTGCTTGGGAATTTACTACAGCTGTCGTTAGGGGTATTAAAAATGAAAACCCCGACATACAAGCTATGGTTTTAGCGGCAATGAATAGCGGAACTAATACAGCTTTAAGAGTAGCTGCTCCTGTATTATATAGAACAGCGGGTTTTAATTCATTAGATAAAGATGATTATAGATACGAGCATGCTTTACCTGCTAGACGGGTTCTTTTTGACATGTACAAGTCTATCGTGAAGGATGATAAGTCTATAAGCCTACAAGCGCTTAAAAACGATTATAAGGTCGCACTAATACCTAAGACAATGGATAAGGTTATTGGTGATCAAGGTTTAGGACCTATAGCAGTTGCAGGTTATGTTGCTGGGCAAACGCCATGGTACAGTCGCTATTATAATATACTAACGAGAGGAAAAGTACAATATGCTTTGGAATCTTTAGAGAATGGAGAAATTATTGGTCAAAATTATGCAGACTATTTTAATTCCACGTCTGATCCATTAACGGTTAAAACAGACGCGCCAGCTGTAGTAGAAGCGAGTATAGCATATGAAAACGCTTTCAAGCTTTCAAAAGGCTTAAACTACGGTATAAATCCTAAAGGTATAACTGTGTTAGACTTTGACGATACCGTGGCGATATCTAAAAGCATGGTAATAGTTAAAATGCCAGTTCAGGACAAAGAGATATTGGACATAGCTGCTAGAAGAAAATTTAATAGCACTGTATTTAAAGACCTTCCTAGCTTTAAAAGATCATTTGATAATCTTTCAGAAGAACAAAAGCAAGAGGTTTTAAAAGAAGTTCCTGGCCCAACTAAAAAAATTACACCAGCTGAGTTTGCAGCTGAATCGGTTAACTTAGAAAACCAAGGTGCTACCTTTGACTTTAGCGAGTTTAACAAAGTGGTTAAAGGCAGAAAAGGTCCATTGTTTGATTTAGCATTAAAAAGACAGGAAAAGTTTGGTAATGACAATATATTTATACTTACCGCAAGGCCGCAGGAATCAGCTTTAGCGATACAAAAATTTGCTAAAGGTTTAGGTTTAGATTTAAAGCTAGAGAATATAACAGGACTCGCAGACGGAAGGCCAGAAGCAAAAGCTGAGTGGATGGTTGGGAAAGTTAACGAAGGATTTAATGATTTTTATTTTGCAGACGATCATTTTAAAAATGTTAAAGCAGTACAAGACACTTTAAGTTTATTTGATGTAAAATCTGATGTTCAACAAGCTAAAATTAAATTTAGCAAAGGTCTAAATAAAAGTCTTAATAAAATGATTGAGCGCAACAAAAATGTAAAAGCCGAGGCTAATTACTCAAAAGCGGTTGCGCGAAGAAAAGGAGCTAATAAAGGTAGATTTAAATTCTTTTTACCATATGGGGCAGAAGACTTTAGAGGTTTAACATCTTATGTTTTAGCCGGCAAAGGAAAGCAAGGAGATGCAGATCAAAAGTTTTTTGAAGATAATTTAGTTAATCCTTATGTAACAGGTGTAGCAGCAATGGAAAGAGCCAAGAGAGCATTAAAAAATGATTACGCGGCACTTAGAAAAATGTTCCCCACAGTTAGAAAAAAATTAGGTAAGAAAGTGCCAGGATTAGAATATACTTATGACCAAGCTATAAGAATTTATTTGTATAATAAATCTGGGTTTGAAGTGTCTGGTTTATCTAAGCGTGATTTAAAAGCTATAAACAAATTTGTCGAAGGTGATGCTGATGTAAAAGCTTTTGCCGATGGATTACAATTAATAACTAAAAAAGACGAATGGGTTAAGCCTAATGAGTATTGGGATGTGAGTAGCATATTACAAGATATAAACGAAATATCCGAAAAAGTTAGCAGAAAAGAATATCTTGCTGAGTTTATTGAAAATGTTGACGCTGTATTTGACGAGGCTATGCTAAATAAACTTGAAGCGGTATATGGGACTGGTTACGTTGAAGCTTTAAATAATATTATAAGCAGAATGAAGTCTGGTGTAAACCGACCTAGCCAGCCTGGTAAATACGAAAGACAATGGTTAAACTGGGTTAACAATTCTGTTGGTACTATAATGTTTTTTAACAGAAGATCCGCTGTGTTACAGATGTTATCATTTGCTAACTTTGTAAACTGGAGCGACAACAATCCGTTAAAAGCGGGTATTGCTTTTGCTAATCAGCCGGCTTATTGGGAGGCATGGTCTAAAATATTCAATTCAGACAAACTAAAAGAAAGACGTGGAGGTTTAAAGTCCGACGTGCAAGAACAGGAAATTGCGAATCAAGCTAGGAATAGTAAAAACAAAGCAGGTGCTATAGTTTCTTATTTATTGAAAATAGGTTTTACCCCTACACAAATAGCAGATAGTATGGCTATTGCGACCGGAGGTGCTACGTTTTTAATAAACAGGACTAAAACATATGCAAAACAAGGCATGTCAAAAGCGGATGCCGAAGCTGCAGCGTTCGAAGATTTTAGTAAAATATCAGATGAGACACAGCAGTCAGGTGACCCTATGTTAATATCCGCTCAGCAGTCCAGCCATTTAGGGCGCCTTGTATTGGCTTTCCAAAATACGCCGATGCAATACACTAGATTAATGAAAAAAGCCGGCCAGGATCTTATAAACGGCCGTGGCGACTTTAAAACTAATGTTAGTAAGATTGCTTATTATGGTTTTATACAAAACTTAATATTTAACTCATTACAACAAGCTTTATTCGCTATGATACCCGGTTTTAGTGATGAAGAAGATGAAGAGGATGTTGATAAAAAGCTAGATAAAAAAGAGTTAAAAATACTGAATGGAATGCTTGATTCTATATTGCGAGGCTCCGGTTTGTATGGTGCAATAGCATCTACGATTAAAAACGCATACATGCGCTACGAAAAAGAAGAAGAGAAAGGGTTTACCGCTGATCATACTTATACATTGTTGGAGCTTGCAAACATATCGCCACCTATAGGTTCTAAGCTTAGAAAAGTGTATGGGGCAATACAAACAAATAAATTTGACAGGGGTATTATAGAAAAAAGAGGTTTAGAAGTTTTAGACAAGCAAGGTAACTTAAATTTAAGCCCATCATATCAAATAATAGGCGGTCTATCTTCAGCATTTCTTAACCTACCATTAGACAGGGTTGTATCTGAAATTAATGCTTTAGCGGAGGCGGTTGATGATAGAAACACTGCATATCAAAGAATAGCTTTGTCCTTAGGCTGGAGGACATGGGATGTTAGCGCTAAGAATGAATATCACGATTTTCTTAAACTAGCTATACAGGAAGAGAAAAAAGATGCTTCAAAGAAAAAAAGAGAATATAATAAACTTGTTGCAACGCAAAAGAAGTTTGATAAACTAGCCGCGATGACTCCTGATGAAAAACGAGAGTACTTATTAAAAGAAAAAGCAAAGCGATCTGCTGCAGCAAAAAAAGCAGCGGCTACAAGAAAGCGAAACAAAAGAGTAAGAGATTCAATACTAAGATCAAATTAATATGGAACCATTTAACATTAGAATACAAAACATAACGCAAGGCACAAAAAAACCTGTTAACCAAGAGG